CGCCACGACCACACGACGACGAGGCCAGCCAGAAGCCCGCTCGCGCCTGCAAGCGTGGCCACAAACAAAGAGTTAAGCTCAACCCCAATTGCCAGCCCGCCAACGCAAAAGCCGAACGCCACCACAAGGTCAAGGACTGAGTTGTTGATGCGCTGCTGCTCTGCCCGTTCTATCTCGTTGACCCCGATAACCCATTTGCGGAATTCGTCCCGCTCCAGTTCATCACTCATCTCTCACCTCCGCCCGCCCGCGCGCCCGGCCACGAACCCCGCCGCCCACCTCGGCCCGAAGCCGTCGAACCTCGGCAATCAGCTTTGGTACGTCCTCGCGCGCGTGCGCGATGAAATCGGCGTCGTCTGTTCCCGACGTGTAGGCCACGGCGTCAGACGAGAGGAGGGGATATACGTTCTTTCGCGCTCCCCGCATTCCCGTTTCCCACGGCCCCGGCGTTGCTTCATTTACCCGTTCTTCAATGGCGTCAAGGTCAAGCTCGTCCGTATAGGCACTCATCTCTCATCCTCCTTCGCCCACATCTCGACCTGCTCCACGCACCACGCCAGGCGCTCGGCCGGCGTGCCGTCGATTGACGCGCATAGCACGACTTCGAGCCGCTCGTATGCTGCTGTGATCGTGTCGAGGTAGCCATTGCATTCACTAATTAGGCCGCCCACGTAACTGCTCGTATCAGACGCAACCGGCTCAACGCCGTGCGCGACCTCGCGCAGGGCGGCGTATGCGTCGTGCGTGTTCACCGTCTCGATGATCTGGCCGTTCGCCACATCCTCAACCGCGTTGACGTAGGCGGCGATCAGCTGATACAGCGCCGCGGCTTCGCGCTCCAGGTAGGCGATGCGCGCGCGGGCCTGTTCGTAGTCGGCGGCGTTCGGCGTGGCAACGCTCATGCCTACGTCGACGCCGGCGAAGTACTGAGTCTCGACCTCGCCCGCAATCGCGGTCATGCGCGCCAGTTCGTCGCACAGCCCGACGATATGCAGACAGTCGGCGGCGTCGAGAATGGTATCGCCGCCTGCCAAAGCGCAAACGGCGTAGCGCGCGCGAATGTCTGCGGCAGAATTCATCATCGTCTGACCCTCCTGCTCTGATCGAGCTCCTCATTCAGCCGGCGAGCCACGCGGTGCGCGTCGCGCTGGTTTTTGCAGTAGCTGTAGACCTCGCCGCGGTAGACCACGGCCCAGCGGCCGTCGTCCTGCCGGTGCACGGTGTATCGATCTGTGCCCATCGCCCTACCCCTTCACGGCAAACCGCACGCGCGCCGACGGCTGCACTGGCGTCGTCTCGCGGCACCCCATGATCGCCGCCGCCGTGTCGGGCTGCGACTCGGCAATCGCGGCGACGAGCGCCAGCAGCGCGCGATCATTCCACGTCACGCGCTCGCCGGCCTTGATGAATTCGACGCGGCCGGCTGGTCCGCTCAGCGTCGTGCCGACCGCCAGCGCGCGAACGCGCAGCAGGTCCTTGACTGTGTCCAGCTGTTCCTTGATCGGCGCGATGACCTCGGCCGTCATGGCCTCCAGCATGTCATCGAGCCGGGAGCCACGCTCCAGCAGCTGCTCGGTGGTCAGGTCGTCGAGTTGGACCTCGGCGCCTGGTGCGGCGCCGAGGTTGATCGTGATGGTTGTAGTAGGTGTGTCATTGGCTGTCATCTGTCGTCTCCCTTGAGGTGCCGGCCAGATCGAGGTTGAGGGAGATGGTCATGCCGCCTCCAGGGTGAACAGTGTGTCTGATTTGCTGATGGCCTCGGCGTCGTTCAGGTTACGCACGGCCCATTCAAAATAGGATCGCTTCAACTCAATGCCGACATAGCGCCGGCCCATCTTCACGGCGACATATCCCTCGGAGCCGATGCCGGCGAATGGCGACAGCACCACGTCGCCCGGATTGCTCCACAGCTCAATGCACCGCTCGATCACGCCGAGCTGCAACGGGCAGATATGGCGCTCATCGGCCATCTCGCGCGCCTTCATGTATTGCAGCGTGTCCTGCTGGTCGATGTCCATCCAGACGGGAGACGCATATCGCTGCCACTGCCCGACCGGGAACGATTCGTTCGTGTGCGATACCGGATCGGGATTCTCGCCGGGTTTGCGCATCGTCACCACGTAGTCGGGGATGCCCTGGCGCGACATGCACGAGTCCTTCTTGATCTGCTTGTGCAATAGGCCCAGCGCTTTCGTGCGTTGCATTTCGACTACCGGATCCTTCCAGATGACCACCTCGGCGTGATAGATGAATCCCGCCGCTTGAAACAGACGGATGATGTCGCCGCGGAAGTCGCGCAAGCCGATCACGCCATCCCGTTCCTTCATCAGCGGCAGATTGGCGCAGTGAATCGAGACCAACCTGCCCGGCTTCATCACCCGCATCATCTGCTCGGCGAAGAAAGCGAAATGCTCATAGAACTCGTCATAGCTGCGCGCGTTGCCCATGTCGCGCGGCGAGTCGCTGTAGGTGTAGAGCGATGCGAACGGAGGCGAGAACACGGAATAGTCAATCGTGTCTGCCGGCAGTCCGGCCAGCACCTCGACGCAATCGCCGTTGAAGAGCGCGAATGATTCTGATGTGACAGTAGATTCAAGCTGCGACACGATAGTCCTCCTGTTTCAACCATGCCGGCAATGTCACCGCCGGCGCCTTGTATGCGCGCGACTTGGCCGCGCGCGTCATGGTGATGCCGGCCTCGCGCATCGCCTCATTCATGCGTTGCTGCATCTCTCGGTGCGATACCTGTTTGTCCTGCAACACGCGCCGGATGTTTCCCTCACTCTCGGCGTAGATCAGGTGAGCGTTAACATCGCGCGTCTGGCCGAAGCGCCACGACCGGCGAAGCGCCTGATAGGTGCGCTCGAATGAGTAGGTGACGCCGACGAATGCCATATTGGCGGCGTGCTGCCAGTTCAGTCCGAATCCCGCAATGTCGGGCTTGGTGATGATCGTGCGCACGGCCTGGTCGCTAAATGCGCTCAGCTTGCGCTCTTTCTCGATCACGCTGTCACTGCCACGCACCTCGACGGCATCAGGCAGCGCGGCCGCGAGAATGTCGGCCTCGTCATTCGTGTCGCACCAGATGATCCAGTAATCGTCGGGCAACTCGCTAACCAATTCCACCGCGCGATCGCAGCGTGTCTGGTTCGTGTGCGCGCGCTCCTTCCACATGGCCGTCGCGCTCACCGTGCCGTCGACAAACAACTGACCCTGCGCAATCGCGCGGGAGTGGTCGGTCTTTACCACGTGCTCATGCAGATGCAGCGGCGGCAGAATGAATCCGTCGTCGCTGTATCCGAGGTCGCCCGGAGTCGACGCGCACACGGCCCAGCTCGTCACCCATCGCCAGAAGTCGCGCTCGCCGTGGCGCTTCAGCCGCCACACGGCCGTGTCACCGCCATCATGTTTGAAGTACATCGCCAGCATCTCGGAGCGCTTCATCACGCCTAAAAACTCGGCGTGGTTACCCAGCTCCATGTGATCGTTCGGCGCCGGCGTGGCCGTGCATGCCAGGCGATACGGCGTGCGCTCGAATGCCGCGATCAGTTGATTGCGCGTCGATCCGGCAAATGATTTGAGGATGCTGGACTCGTCCAGCACAACCCCGCCGAATGCGTCAGTGTCGAACGCCTTCAGCATGTCGTAGTTGGTCACGATGACCTGGCCGGCGCGGTCGGCCTGTTCCTGTGTGCGGCAGTAGCGCGCGTCGATGCCGAGCTTGGCCGCTTCTTCAACAGTCTGATGCGCCACGGCCAGCGGCGCGAGGATCAGCACCTGCTGACCCGTGCGCTCGGCCACCAGTCGCGCCCACTCGACCTGCTGAAATGTTTTGCCCAGGCCGCACTCCTCAAAGAGTGCGGCTCTTCCCTGCTTCAGCGCCCATCGCACGACATGGCGCTGCCAGTCGAACAGCTTCGGATTGATGTCGCCGTCGGCTACATCAAATCCTGAACGTTCCGCGCGCAGAGACTTGCGTGCGACAAAATCGGCGTAGGATGTCATGCCGGCACCGCCTTCGCCAGCGCCTTCACGCACTCGCGCGCAGATGGATTCGCCGCGAACATCCCGGCCTGATTGCGAGCTGGCCGCAGCCAGCCGTGCGTGCCGAGTACCCACCCCGCCGTGACGTCGGCCGCGGCGCGGTCCCACACCAGCCGGCAGAACTGATCCCACTCCAGGCCGTGCGCCTTGAGCGCGGCCGTGACCTCGGCGTGCTGGGCCGGCGTGGCCTGGCGCGAGCCGCTCCGCTTCACCTGAGAGGCGATCTCGGTGCGCGCCTGCTCGGCCGGCCCGATCTCGATGTCGGCACTCGCCGACGGCGGCGGCATCGGCGTCGTCTTGTCCGCCGGGGCGTCGTGATGGCCCCACTGGTCGCCGGTCGTGGCCATGCGCGTGAGTGCCGCAATCTTCTGTTCGACGGCGGCCAGCGTGTCATCCCATGCGAGCACGAGATGGCCGGGGATGTCGGCGACGTTGAACCGCTCGCGGTAGGCCCTGGCCGCCTCGGCGTGCTGATCGTCGACGTGCTTCGTTCGGCCGACATCCTTGGTTGCCACAGGCGCGGCAGAACCCGTGGAGGCATCGGCGCGCACCGTGCCGCCGAGTTTGCGCGCAGCCTCGGCCACCGGGTCGGCCGCGGGTGCGGCGATCGCGGGCGTCTGCGTGGCCGGCGCCGCCTTGAGCGCGGCCTCAGCGCGGCGCCCCATCGGCTCGGCCTGGTTGAGTTCGCGGAACTCGATGAGCTTGCGATACTTCGGCGTGCCGTCGGCCTGCTTGCCGATGCCGCGCGAGAACCAGATCTCGCTGCCAAACTTGTCGTTGGTCCGGCGGGTGTAGATTTTGCCGTCGGCCATCGAGAACACCTGCGATGGGCCGTGCTCGTCGCTGGCGAACACGCGGCAGTTGATCTGCTGCCAGTCGAATGTGCGATACATGCCGATCGGCAAAGTCACCGCCTCGTCAACGGGCTCGGCCGGCCGTGCGGCCTCGAGCGCATCGGCGATGCGCGTGAGCTGTGCGATCAGCGTGGCGTATTGCTGGTCGGTCATCTCCTCACCTCTCACGGTAGCCACCACGGCAGCGCATATAGGACATACGCCGCCGTGGCAACCACCAACAACACAAACATCGTGCCGGCAAACACATGGGCTGCGCGTCTCATCGCATCACCACTGGGATGGCCACGCGCGGGCACATGACCACGACATCAGGCGGGCATCCGCCGAACGGCGGCATGGGTGGCATGGGCGGCGGCGCGCCGACCTCGCCCACTGGCGGGCACGGCCCGGCGGGCCCACACGACAGGGCGCCGGCCGGCTGCAGGGCCGTGGCAATCGCGATGGCGAGGGCCACCACGATCACCACGGCCAAGACAACCGGAAGGAGAAGCCCCACGCGCCCGACGCCAACGGACGCGCGGCGACTGTGCGCATGGCCAGCCATGAGTGGGCTGGCGTTGCGCAGTCGCCGGGTATTCAGCGTGCCCATGACGGGCGGGCGGCCGGCGTGTCCGGGCTGGCGCTGGCCGATGCGGCGGTAGATCACGCGCGGCTCGGTCATCGCAGCACCTCCCCGTGGATGCGCGCGTTGTGCTCGGTCGCGTAGTCAGCGGGGTCGCGATCATCGGGCAGCTTGGTCGAGTTGGTGTAAAACGACCCATTGGCCATGATGCTGACCGTGCCGGGCGATGCCGTCGTCGGCGTCGCGCCGCCGCCTGACCAGATCCGCGATCCGTGGACGAGGCCGGCGCGCCGGTTAGCAGCTGCGGCACGGGCCTTTGCGCGCTCGGCGCCGCGGGAGTGCCCCAGGCACTTGACCCGGTGGGTCATGCTGCCGCGGCTCTTGCCACAGTTCGGGCAGGCATTAGCGCGCATCGCTGCCCTCCTCGCCGTTGGGGTAGTCCAGCAGGGACTGCGCCGCGGCCGTCCAGAATGCGTCGTCGTCGAGGACGCCGGAGGCGGAGGGAATCGCCTCCGGCGTGCACATCGTGGCAGCCGGCGGGAGGGGGGAACCAGCCGCGACCACGGACATGCCGTTCGGGAGCCCCGGATGCAGCGGCAGCGCGACATCGCGCCTGGCGCCGGCGTCCAGGAGGTTGCTGTAGGCCCGGCGCGCATGGCGCAGGCCCTCGTCGATCGCGCCGACCGCGCGCCGCAGTGCGAGCAGGTCGTCGGCCGGCATCGCGTCGGCGCTGACCTGCATCGTGATCACGATCGCCTGCCGGGCCGCATTCACGGCCGCGCGGGCGCGCTCGATCTGCAGCGCGGCGTCATCGGCCGCGCACTCCAGGTGCGCGCTGAACAAGAACCGCTCGGCGTCGCTGCGGCAGTCCAGCAGCCCGTCGGGGCCGCCGGGCGTGAGCACGTCCAGGCGCGTCGTCCACACCTGGCCGTCCAAGTTGAACGCGATGGTCACGATCCCGCCGTCGGCGGCTTCCGCCACCGTGTCTTCGGCCGGGACCAGCCGGGGCGCCGGCGATGCGTCCTCGCGCGCGGCCGCCAGCAGCTCGTGCAGTTCGCAGTTCTCCTGCCTCAGTCGCTGCAACTCGTCGAACAAGTCGTTGTTGGTCATCCTGCCCGTCTCCTTTTGCCGCGCCGGGTCTCACGCCGGCGGGGCTTGCTGTGTCTGTTGCGCACATTTGTATCAGATACTATTGTGCGTGTCAAGTGCCAGTTTTGCGCCACCGCCTAGCACATCTGTCCAACCGGGCGTAAACTGTGGCCGTGGGCAAATCATCTAGGGCACTTCCTGCGTGGGCGGCGTTCGGCTCGCTTCTGAAGCGGTGGCGCGAAAATGCAGACTTGACTCAAGAAGAACTGGCCAACGGGCTAGGATTTAGTACGACATACGTT